CACTATCATCATTGCCACATCAGCGCGGTCCCTGACGCCCGTGGGGACGATACCAGCGCCTGGGACATCGGAGGTTATCAGATCGGGCCCGCCGTCGAGCCCTATGTGCCGCCGCCCAAACCGCTCCGCAAAGGATCGAATGGCGATGACGTGCGGAAGCTACAGGCTGCACTGCACATTTTTATTGATGGGGACTTTGGCGCCCTTACTGAAACGGCGCTGAAAACCTACCAGAAAGAACATGGCTTGGTTGCTGATGGAATCTGCGGACCGATGACACTGGCTAGCCTGATCAAATCCGCCGCGTGACGGCATCACGCAATCAACATTGGAGAACATAATGACCGGTTATCGGACCTATATTGCCGCCGCTATTGCTGCTGTTTTTGGCGTCCTCGCCATGACTGATTGGGTTTCGTTTCTGTCCAACTGGAAGGCTGGCGCGGCTACTCTCGGGATGGCAATCGTGATGGCGGTTTTCCGCTCGATCACGAGCACGCCCCCCGCCACGCCGCCGTCCGCATGAGCTGGGTCTCTCTCGCGCTTGCGTTGCTCAAGTTTGTCAACGCGATCATGACTTGGGCACGCGAGCGTGAATTGATCTCCAAAGGGTACGATCAGGCCATTGCGGAAGTTACCCAGTCGATTTTGGTCAAAACTACGGCTGGTAAGGCGATCATGGAGAAGGTCAATGCGATGTCTGATGCGGAGGTCGATGCTGGTCTGCGCGACCTTGAGCCTAAGTAGTTGCGTTCATGCGCCACCTCCAACGGACTCGTTTTGTCAGATCTACAACCGGGTGGTGATCGCTAAAGGCGACGGGGCGATCACCGCAACTTCGGGCGCCAAGAAACGCATTCTCGCAAATGAGTTGACGTACCGGGATCAGTGCGTTTCAAAAAAACAATGACTTGGGCGGAACGAGCCCTGCTGATTACGGCGGTATCAGCAGGGCTAACGAATCTCGCAGCCGCCTTGTGGACTTTGTTGCGAGCGTGCCAGACCTACAACATCGTGAAAAAGCGTAAAGACTAGCGCGGCCCGCCACACTGCTTGCGACAGTGTGACGAGCCTGACCCCAATTGAGACGTTACCTCAACCAAGGCCGGGAATATCATGCATCCAAAAGTTGACGAAATGGTCACCACACCATGCGCAGCAACCAAATTTCTCCAGAATGGCTGTCCCGTATGGTAAAACGGGCACAGTCAGATGGCGATGCTACGTGGCATTTCGACAAACGCGTTCCAGTCGCGATCATATTCTCGATTGCTTGCCAAACGGCGGGCGTAATCTGGTGGGGAGCAACGGCCTCGGAGCGGCTTTCTGCCCTTGAGCGCAAGGTCGAGATGACCGCTCCGCAGGCCGATCGGCTGACGCGCGTTGAAGTCAATATCGAGTCCATCAAGGATAGCCTGACGGAAATCAAGAATACCATCCGGCCGCGTCGGTGAGACTCGCCATTACTGCGCTGGCGCTGATGGCGGTCGTCGCCGCTGCCTGCATCATTCAAAACTGGTGGGATAAAATGACGGCAGAAGACCGAATGAGCAACGCGCTTATAGTAATCGCCCTCTCCGTTCTCATCATTTCTGTGACTGTCATTCTCCTGATCTTCATCTGAATTCGGCCTAGCGCCGCACACCCGCATAAGAAGGCTGCCGAGGGCGTCTCTGTCCTCTGTATTCGGCATCCCTAGACTTGCCCGGCTTGGAAACAGGCCGGGCTTTTTCTTGAAAGACATAGCATGGCATTCGGAAGACTAGGAGCGCTGGGGAGGGGCTTTGGCTCTCTCGGTTCCTCCGGGGGTGGGGGGGTCGTGGTTCCGGCCGCTCCAGCCCTGACATGGAACTCGACATCCGCGGACACGACACCTGACTTCCTCGTTGATCTGCCGAGCGGGAATGTCGATCCGATTAAAGATGCTACCGCTGGCGATCATCTCATTCTTGAGCACCAGCTTCAGTCAGGCGGTGCCTGGACGCAATACCTCGACCGTACGCTTTCAGGCGGCGACATCTCCGACGATACGATTTCAGTTACCGGCGTTGGCGCTCTGTCGAGCGGTGACTACTACTTCCGGGGCCGTATCGAGCGCGGTGCGCTGATCGGAACGAACAGTTCGAGCGTGGCTGTCACGGTTGCGGCGAACCCTCCTGTCAACACGGTAGCCCCAGTCATCAGCGGCAACCTGCAGGTTGGCCAGACGCTCACCACGACGGACGGAACATGGACCGGCACCGCGACGATCACCTTCACTTATCAATGGAAGCGCGGCGGATCGAATATCACCAGCGCCACGAATTCCACCTATGTTCTGGTAGAGGCTGATGCTGGTCAGGCGATCACCTGTGCCGTAACCGGCACTAACGGAATCGGGAATTCGACGGGCACCAGCAACAGTCTGACGATCGACGTTTACGTGATCTATCTGACCTCCATTGCTGATGGTACGGATGCGACGACCTACAGCGCCGGGGTCTGGAATACTATCGGCTTGGGTACCGCCGCAGCCAACCGGAAGATCGTACTTGGGCTAATCAGCCGTGGTGCTGCAAACCAGACGGTCTCCAGTGCGTCTATCGGAGGGCAGACTGCCACGAGCTTTGCTCACGCGGATAGTTCAACCGCGGGCTCGGCTGCGGATATTGTTGTCGCAGACGTTCCGACTGGGACAACGGGAGATATCTCGATTACCTGGAGCGGTGCCAGGACACGGTGCGGGACTGGCGTGTGGGCAGTTTATGGGGCTGGGAGTTCGACGCCGAGCGCTACCGCAACCTCTGCTGCAAGCCCTGTATCGCAGTCACTCGCCATACCAGCGAAGGGCGTCGCCATTGGTTGCGGTCTTGTTCAAGATAACACTGCAACTGGCGTATGGGCGAATCTGACAGAGCGGTATGACTCAGCGGTTGAGACTGCCCGTCAGACCGGGGCCGACACTACTTCAGCCGCAGGCGCAACCCCGACCATCACGCTTACTTGGACACCCGGAACGCTCAACCTTCAAGCTGCCGCACTAGCGTCATGGGGACCATAGCGTAAATGAAGGGACGTTCGCAGATTGGCCTTGGAGACCTCAACGGCCACACAATCGCATTCCTCAATGTTGCAAAACTTGGTCAAGGTCAGGCCGCTGGAGGTGGATTCGCTTTTCCTTCGGTTCTGAATGAGAAGGGCTACCCGCGCGGCACCATCAGCAACGATACCGGAACGCTTTGCTTCACCAATAATCTCTATACCGGAAACTACGTCGTCAAATGGTCGGGCGACGGAAAGCTGAAAATAATCCACATGGACGGTGGAACATGGACCGTCGCATCGAACACAGATTGCACTATTGCCGGGAATAATTCCGACACTCTGACAATCACGTCAACCGGGGCAAATCCGCGCGTTAAAATCTTTGCCAACACGGTCATGGTGGCACGACTTCAGTATGTTTTCGTTGCAGGCACGACCTATGCCACGATGGATAATCTATTTATCGGTCGTGAAGATCACGAGCCGGGCGTAGCCTCTGGCATTGGTGCAAGTGATATATGGAACCCGGACTTTCTTGCGCTGATGCGCGATCTGAACCCGAGCCCAATCCGCTTTATGGATTGGGGTTCAACCAATAATTCAACTGAACGCGGTTTTGTTTTCCGCCGGCCTGTCGATGCGATCGGGTTTCAGAATACTCCGATAAGCCCGGGCTATTGGGTGAGCGGTGGGATCACAAATTCAGGCAGCGACGTCTACACTTGTTCGGCGCCAAGCGGATGGACCGGGCTGGCTGATGGCGCCACCGTGATGGGGAAGCTTTCCGGCGCCAACACGACAATCACTGCAAGCGCGATTGCGGCGGGTGCTGCAAATCCAATTGGCGGAAATTATATCCGGCTTACGGTTCCCGATACGTCAGCAATGTCCACCGGGCAGCGAGTTGGCTTTTCAAGCAGCGGAGGCGCCGGAAGCGGAGACGGCATCTATACGATCACCGTCATTGACGGCACAAATATCGATCTTCAAGGTTCAGTATACAACGGGTCACGAACCAGCCTTCGTGTTTCGACGGCAACTATAAACGTAGCCAGTTCCGGAGCAAAACCATGGATGGGCGGATTGGGCCGGCTTTCTGTCAGCGATGCGAGCTTTGCAAAAGCAACCTATGATGCCTTGCTTGATGCTTATGTCGGCGGAATGAGCTTTACTGACTCGGCTTCTCCTGTAGGAGCGAGCGGAGATGTTCCAATCGAACTTCTTCTTGACCTGTGCAACACGCTGGGATGTGATGCATGGATCTGCATTCCCGCCCCCTTCACGGATGCGTCGGTTACTGCGCTGGCAACGCTTGCCAAGAGCACTCTATTGCCGACGTTGACGTGCTATTTTGAGTACAGCAACGAGGTCTGGAATCCCAGTTTCAACCAATCTGGAGCGGCGGCGATCCGAGGCCGTGAACTCGGGTTTACAACTCAACCGACACTCAGTTTCTATGGATTGAAGGTGCGGCAGGTGATGGACCTCATCACAACTGTCTACGGGGCACAGACCAATTTCAAAAGGACCATGGCTAACCAGGAGTTCGCCAGCGCGAGCAATAACCGAACATATCAATGGCAGGGGCAGGAACTGGTAGCCGGCACCACGTTCAACGGCCGGAACACTTACGACACCTATACCGGCACGACTTCCTATAACACCTCGCCGAACCGCCCCATGGATATCTGCGACTTTAATTCGGTCGCCATGTATCTGTTCGGGGCGCAGATTTCTGATGCCGCAGACGGTCAGGCCTACGCGAACACCGGGACGGGTATGACGGCGGGCGGGCCGGTCGGGAACACGGTTGGACTAATCGGAGCGGCCGATCAGTATGCCTTGGGAGATGCCGCAAACATTGATCTGGCATTGCTCTGGGTGGATTGGGACCTGCGGCAGGGTTTACTGAATGGAGCGGCCCGCAATCCGGATGTAACGATGCGGGGCCACGCTGTCCAATTGGCGACGTGGGAAACAGCGATGGCTGCTATCAGTCGTCCGGCTGGGATGGGTGCGATCGGCGTCGCGATGTATGAAACCGCGATGTCGGCGACTTATCCGACGACAGCCGAGTTGACGACACTCGGCGTCTCCAACCCATCCACCTATGGCGACTATGCCGGCGCGGTGAATACGCTGCTGGTGGCGTACAAAAATAGCACCTATTACTATTTTCTGGTGCAAGACATGATCGGGATGCTCAGCACCGCATATCCTGGCCGCTCGATCATTCCGTGTTGGTTTGCCCTGCAGGGCGGGCAGGGAGCCACAAACGACGCGGGCCGCTGGTCGCTGATGAAGGGCAACACCTATTCCGAAAAGTTTCAGTCTTATGATGCTATGAAAAATTTCAACAACCGTTTGCGCCGAAAGCGGTTGGTTGCGACACCTTAGCGGAAGTCCAGCCACGCTACCCCACGTTGCCCCCTCCATCAACCCGGATGATTGGTTAACGAGGGGGCTAGTCACCTTGACAATAACCGTCACAGGTTGTGTAGTTTAGATCGGCGAGGCCCCAAATATCGCGGGGTTTGACGTCGATCGCTTCTAAGCCAATATAAATCAAGGCCTCATACTCGGCGACAGATTTGCTCGAATCTGCTGTGTTCATGGCCTTGGCCATTCGCTCGATGGTCCCTTCGTCGTAGGGCTTTTCTCTGGTGTATACTGGCAACGCGAGCCTCCGTTGTGATTATTGGCCATGAGCGAAAGTGCTGGGAGCCTCGCCATCGTGGAATTTGTGTTCGCCGCACTCATCATCCGGACCGACCCGGGGCCAGTAGCCCTGTAGGGTATCTCCGGGATCGAACCGCTCTCCCACACACGCGACAGGGAGCGGAGGATACCGCCGGCAAACCACGCTAGCCGACCTCCGCTCTTCGATGTAAATGCCGAATCGGCAATTTGCGCAGCTAGGGGTCATGGTGTCTGCTCAAGTCCGAGGTAGCTGTTCGAGCAGCATCTCGGAAAGCTTCCGCGCCACATTGTAAATATCAATGCTTTCAAGATCGTCGGCTAGGGCCATCCTGGCAACTTTGAGCCCTATCTCCTTATCGCGCTCTGTATCCTGCGAAATTCTGTCATTAGGGTCATAGATAACGTGTATCGAAGCCATGTAATTCTCCAGGTTTAATCCGCGCGAGTTCCTCGATCTTCGGTCATATCCGCTGGCCCTGGCATTCGACCAGCCAATGCCAGACGTAGAGAAAGTGGATTGCGTTACGCCGCCGCTGCCATTCATTCACTGTTTCGAATACCATTCGTGACCGGCACCGCGGCGATCTTTGCCAAACCGTCCTCAACGGCCTTCTCTATCCTGCCGAGGGGGCATAGGTACTCAGGCCCCACGGGGCCATCAACTGGCCAATCATGCGTCTCGCACTTGGTGAAGGACTTGGCGGCCCCAAAGGGCTCAACGCTAATGGCGAACGAAATCAGCTTACACATGGGTTTCCGTCTCCTTGCCAGATCGGCGTAGTGGTCAACCCTGCCACTGCTGCGTGCCGTCCATTCGGTACTTCAACGGGTCTGGCTTGGGCGGCTTAGACATTTCAAGAAGCCTGTGCTCGGCCTCGGCAGCCTCCGCTCTGGCTAATGCTAGCGCAACATATGCCTTCTTCCGCTCTTCATAGTCGATAGGCGTGTTCATCATTGAAAGGTTTTTGACGTATTCTGCCTTCATAAAGGCGTCGGTGGCAGCTTCTTCGATGGTCCAAATTTTCATCATGATTTTCGTCTCCAATTCAGTGTTTCGGACAGCCGGCCTGATCGCTACTCGCCGTCGCCCATAATCCACTTCTCGATCTGGTCGGCGGTCGGAGCCCTCCAATTGAGGATTTTCCCGGTATCCAAATCCACATCGAGGATCAGGTAGTCGCCGTAATGGTCGCCTGGCATGAATCCGGGCACGTAGCCGTCGTCCTGACGGTATATCTTGTCGTCGTTTTGGTCGGAAAGCCAGGCTGTGAATTCGTCGCGGACCTTGCAGTAGATGTGCAGGACCTTGGCCTCGACCTGGATTTCCTTCTTCAGCACAATTGCAGGCATCGTTTTCTCTCCTTCACTGTTTCGGTCTGTTTGAATGATCGCTATGCGGCCGTTACCTGATCCAGCGCCATCTTGCCGAGATCGTCTAAGGTCAAGGGGCGGGGAGATTTTCCGGCGGGCTTAGAGTTCGGGAAGGTGGTCACGTCGTTGGCCACGATGCGTATTACTCCGGTGTCGCCAGTTTCCTCGCCCTGCCAATAAATCTCGCCGTTCGCGGTGATACCGCGCTGATCGAGCCAATCACCACATAGCCATTGAAGCTGTTCGGCGTACTCGTAGAACTTTTCATTGCCGTCCCATACGATGTGCTCCAGCGTATCAGCAGGAACCCATTGGAAATAGGCGTCGATCCCGGTGGATGACTTGGCGTCGTTGCTGGCAGCTATCTCCAGCAACTCCTTCGCCTCTGCCATGGTCAGCTTGCGGCCAAGCTTCACGGCGCCGGTAAACTCTGTCGTGTATCCCATCGTTCTCTCCTGTTTTACTGTTTCGAATAGTAGGCCGGTCTGGGGTGGCAAACTTAACAACCACCAGTCAGGGTTCGGCCTCCGACAACCCATTCGGGCAGGTGGCCGAGCTTCTTTTCAACCTCGTGGGAACTGAACCAAACAAGTGCATCGCGCAGTCGATTATAGCCCTCAGTCGTAGGAGCGTAGAGCTTGGTTCCGACGTCGATAGTCACGTTGGGATCCGTCTCAATGATGTTTGTCCAGCCTGGCTGGTTGTTGTTGATCAGGGTCGCGACAGGCTCGACACCGGGGAACTGCTCAATGAAATCGATGCGCTCCTCCAAATCGCTCAGGTATTCCTCCTCAGGATTTGGGGCCTCCCATGTTCCCGTAGCCGGGTCTTGTTTGAAGTGCGCCCGGAAATAGTCATCGCGTTCCTTGCGGAAGTGAGTGAGTAGGGCTGTCTTTGAGATTAGTTCGTCCATGGACCCCACTCTCCATCGCTGGCGGCTTCTTCAGACACGGCCGTCGCGAAGACATACCGGACGCTGGTGACGCAAACGAACTCTTTCCCGCAGTCTGAACAATCGAACGTCGTGTGCCCGTCATCTTCGTAGTTGAGCGACAAGGGACGGTCATCAGTCCAGACCTTGAAATCGGTTCCACAGTGGGGCATTTCGGAAGCTCGTTTCCCCAGTAGTCAATCGAATCCATCATTTGCTCCTTCAGTGTTTCGGTTGGCCGGCCAGATCGCTAGGCGGCGCGTTCGGATTGGACCTCATCCCAAAAACGGACGTCGACCATCCGGTAATGATCGTCGTCGCCGGGCTCCATGCCGGTGATCGCGCGGAAGCCTGCTTCGTCAACGGCGATTGTGTCGCTCAAATCGCCATGGGAGTTATGATAATCGAGCAGGAAGCGGGCCTGCTTGATGTCGACCCCGAACGGGCGCCATCTCCGGAATTCGGCGAAGGTCGCGGCGTTGGTGTCGGCCGAACGACGAAGGCCGGTCTGGCGGGCGTTGTCATCCTTATCGATGTAGATCAGTTCCATAAAGCTCGTTGCCATCGTTGGCCCTTTCTGTCTGTTTGAATGATCGCTATGCGACTTCGGCCCTGTCTTCGTCGGTCCACTCGACCGTCATGGAACCGTTAGCCATTGACGTCCATTTGGTCGTACCGGCGTTCCCGACATACTGCGGCGCCGGGATGTCCTTGGCTCTGAGCTGCGCACAAAGAGCCTCGGCGACCTCATTCTTGGTCCATGTGTACGTTCGAGAAATCCTGCGGTTCATCACTTCCCCCTCGCCAGCGCTTCGACTTGCACGCCCATCATCCACGGCAGGTTCTGGGTCGGGTGCTTGGCCCATGAGCGGTTGCCCGTGGTATCAGCGTTTTCCAAATCTCGATTTGTTCTATCGTTCTGCATCGTGAATTCACCTTCCGTTTTCCAAAAATCGACAGTTAAAACAGGTGCGGGACGACATTCTCAGCATCCTCCCTACTGCTTTATCTAGTTGTTTATTCTATCACTTTTATCGATTTGGAAAACCTGGACCTTCCCGTTTTCCAAATCTTGTTCTGTTCTCGTTCGCTGTGCCCACAAGAAAGCGATCTTGTTTTCCTGCTCAACATGACGCGTGTAGTGGCCTCCCATGCGGCTGTCGCGATCGCCGAGTGCCGCAGCCACCTGGTCATCGTTGGCGCCGGTCAAGCGCTTGATCTCGGCTGCGAACGTGACTCGTAGGCCGTGCTCGGTCAGGCCCTTGCCCACCAATCCATTGCGTGCGAGCTCGGTCAGGAAGTTGCTGGACCGTCTTTGAAGCTGGAGCTCGTTCTCCCATGGTTTGCCATTGCGGCGGATCGCGATCGGGCCGTCTTTTGTGCGGACCTTGAGCGATGCCAGGAAGGCCTGGAGCTCCATCGATGCGGGGAACCAGTGCTCCTCTGCGTTTTTCTTGTGCCGCATGCGGAAGCACATGCCAAAGCGCGGATCTGGCTGGTAGTTCGGCCAAGCCACCACCACGACGCTCTGGCTGCGGTAGCCCATATGCCGCGCGAGCATGTAGACGATCTTAAGCGCCATCGGAGCTCGTTCCATGACGACTAGCCATTCCTCCGGTCGCCATTCACGGTTCGCATTCGGGTCGGCCTTGTAGGCTCGCTTGATGCCCTGCGCCGGGTTCGAGGCAATCCATCCCCGCGGAATCGCCAGCGAGAACATGGTCGACAGCGCGGTCATCATCCTGTCGGCAAACGCCGGCCATTTGGCCTGGATGCAACGGTCCCGCGCCTCGTAGATGCCGGCGGTCGTGATGTCGGAAAGCAGGAAATCAAATTCCGGTTCCAGGAAGTTGAGACTATCCGAATACTGTTTCTTGACAGCCGAGCTGAGTTCCTTGAACTCGGAGCACTTGTCTGGGTCGGTGTACCATGCCACTAGCCAGCCTAGCGTCTGGGGCGGATAGGTTCTCGGCCGGCGGCGCCGGACATTGTAGGCGCCAATCATATCGGGCTCAGCGAGCTTCTTTTTGAGCTCAGCCTTGTTGCCCTCAAACCCGCGCACGATTGCGTCGCCGGTCGCCCGGATATAGACGTAATACTTGCCCCGAGCTCGGACGATTTTAAGTCCTTTCAGCCGCACCTTGACCACCTAGTCTCTCCCCAAACCGTTTGCCGGTCGGGGATGATTGCTTGTTCGGGTCCAAAGACAAGAGCCAATTATCCAGGCTGGTGCGAAGCCAGCGGTTCCCTCTTGTGGATTCCGTGAATGAAATGGGCTTGACCGGGCACTTTTCTTTGAACGTATCGACGGAGAGGCCGGTGTATTCGGCTGCCTGATCAAGACGAAGTGCTGCCGGCCAAAGTGTCATTACCAGCCGATCCTCTGTTTCCGTTCAGCAACGAGCGACGCGAAATAGGCATCCTTTTCCGCCTTGCTTTGCGGAGTGCGGGGTCTTTGCCTTGCGGCGGGCTCAGGCTCGACTGCCGCAGGCGTCGCTTCCTTGGCGTCCCTGTCGATGTCGTCCTGCAGAAACATGAACCAATATTCGCATAAGCAAAGCTGGACCTCGTTCTCTCCATACCGATCGTAGACGAAGAGATTGACGTCGAATTCGTAGTCATCGAGATAGAACCAGATCCAAGCATAGTCATAGAGTTTCTCGGGGCTCAGCTTATTGCTGTCCTCGACTTCGTATAGATTGAAGGTTCCCGGGATGTTAGGATCATCATGTGGCGTATAGGACCACGCGTCGGGCCGGCGCTCAAACCGGTCAACGTCGCAAAGCTCGATGTCCAACTGGTCAGCGATATTCCTAAGAAATTCGTTTATGCCGGTTGTGTGCAGTATCTCGCTGGGGTGCCGCGCCTTGATCTTGGCGACAGACAATTCATGAACGGTTCTAGTCATATCTCAAATACTCCTATTCAGGTACAGCTTGCCCTGTTCGTGCTCGACCGCCTCGGGTGCCGGGGTGGTCATCTCGTCTCGGATCCCGCGTTGTCGGTCCACGTTGTAGTGCCGTCCGGGTTTTGCGTCATTTGTGGTTCATGCCTTTGACTCTTCAAAGCGTTGCGCAGACGCCCGTAAGAGTGGCCGATCGGCGTCCCGTCCATATTGTAGGACCATCGCCCGCATTCGATCTCGACGGTTTTCATGTCCGCTTCGTTGGGCCAAACAACACTTGCCGGCTTGCCATTCCAGGTCTCGATAGGCTTTGACCAGTCAATCATGCTTTGCTCTTTCGATTTTTCGTCAAGTCCGCTGGGGTGCGACGCCCAATAGGCGCATCCACCAAGTTTGCGGCCGTCGTGTGCCGCGCCTAAGCATATCCCTCAGTAACGGCGATCGATACCAAGCGCGCCTATGCGACGCTCTGGATTCGATGATCTCCCAGTTCTCCCGCAGGGCTTGGCGCTGGTTGTGAATGCGCTTTTCCATCCGCAATATTCGGGCCTGCCGTTCTTCCATCGGTGTCTCGGGTATGCCGGCGACAATCGCGTCAGCGATATTGACGAGCAAGTCGTTTTTGATCGGCGTGCCATCTATGCTCCGAGCCCATTTTCGGTTGTGGGGTTTGGCCGCCCATGCGTCGAAACCGGCGTGAGCCATATCAAGCGCGCGTCCCCATTTGATTACTGGTGCGGTCACTTTCGGTCTCCAGAAGAAAAAGAAAGTGCGGCGCGCCCCTCATCGGTGATGCGATAGGTATTGTTCGCGATCGAATGGCGCACCAGCCCTCGCGACGATAGCCTGCGAAGCATGCGCTGAACTTCCACGCTAGTTGGCTGTGGCGTGTCTCCAATAAGTGCAGCGACCTCGAACGGCGCTTTCCAGTCGTCAACGCATTCAAGATAGCGACGTGCGCGGCCGGTCAGATTGATAGCCCTCGGGACAAATCCTGCGTCACTCATGTTTCGCTCTTATGGTTTCCGGAATAATTAGCGAGCGCCTGTATCTTCTCGGCAATGGTTGTGCAGGCCAAATCCCAAGGTGTTCCGCGTTCGCAACGCTGTTCATAGATGACCTGAACGCATTCTTTGATCGTGGCCTCGCGAGTCATCCGAACAATAGTAGCTTCATAGCGCGCCCGATCCGCAGCAACGATTTCTCCGAGTTCAGATTCAGTCATGCTTCGCTCTTTTGGATACCGGAAGTGATCGCAAGAACCGCTTCCCGATAGCGAGATCGCAGCAGCAAATCCGGACACGGATTATCTACCTCTGACATAAAGTCAAAATAGAGATCCCCGGGGCGTACCCCATGCGTCCGAAGATATGCACGATGAACCGCAATCGCCCGTTCTCGCGCGCCGGCTACGTACCTTGCACAATCTCCAATGTCGCGCTTGTCGGCATCGGTGAGAACATCAACTGGCTTGCTCATTCGCTCTTTCCTATTGCCGGAGACTGCGCGCCCGCCTCGTAATATTTTAGGAAGTGGCGGAAGATGTATTCGAGCGCCGCGTCATCGTACATGCCGCCAAGCCCGCTCTGCATCACAGCCAAGAAGGTGACGGCCGGTGGAGGCGAGTCCTTGATCGGAACATGGTCGATCAAGCGAAGCTTGCGGATCTTCTTGATGGCTGTAGCCAGAGCCGCATCGTCAATCATGTTTGTCCCCGCGGACTTTCCACAGGAGGGCGCTGCCCCAGCCTGGTAAGCTGAACCCACTTCGGATCGCGCCGGTAAAGCAGCCCCAGCCCGCGCAGGCGAGGAACGACAGCGCGATATCTCGGCTTGAGACAGGTTATCCGCATCAGATCGACAGTTTTCATCGCGTCAAGCAGTTGCAGCTCTAGTTTGGAGAGGATCATTTTGCGGTCTCCGATGTTGGTGCAGAGGGCTCATGGGGGGTCTGAGACGGTAGCCTGAAATCGTCGGGGTCAAGTGTCTCGCCGCGACGAAGGGCGCGTGACGCGCCGGCCATTGTGAGCCAGAAAACAGGGTCTCCACCGGTCAGTTGGGACCCTTTCTTGCCTCGCGCAAATCCCTTTTCAACCATGTCGCACCAAGCGACGTACTCGCTATGGCCCTCACCAGCAACAAAGTGGTTGCGGTATGATATCCGGTTCCGATTTGGAAGACCTAGAGCGTGGCGAGCTAGTTCGATCTGTTCTTCTGTCATCTATTCCCCCTGTGGCCGGAGTGGGCGCGAATGCGAGTTGCCGAAATCAAGTGCCGTCTCTGCCAGTTCTCGTGACTGCGGGTCAGATGATTGCTTGGAGATGTAGGCCAGGGCCATGCGATAGTTTTCCATCTCCTCGCCGCCACTCGAACTCCGCGGTTGAGCGCGGCGGAGGCTGGTGATTTCGACTTGCATCTCTGTCACCGCGAGTAAGGCACCATAAAGCTCTTCAATCAGTTCATCTTTAGAAAATGAGCCTAACTTTTGCTTCAGCTGCATGATGTCAGTCATTTCCCACCTCGCTCAGGGTGCGACTGCGCGCTGCCGTTAAAGCCGGTTTCCTGCTCGATCGTGGTCAAAAGGATCTCGCCAAGCCAAAAACCCCCGCCCTTGGTGTTCTCGATTACGGCCTGCCAAAGTGCAGCTAGGTCTGGCTTGCCCTCGTCATGGGCGATCTGGTGGAAGGCTTTGCCGACCGTCCGCGGACCCTGCGGTTGAGCGTCATCCAGAATATCGGCATTGAATTGCCTGTCTGAGGGGGCGCCCGCGAGTTCGTCGAGAAACACCCGCTTGGCGCGGTCCCATCCGTCATTTGGGCTCTGCGCGCTCTTGATCAGCGTTATCGCGCGGCCTAGTAGTTGCTGTACGTTGTCCATATTTCTTCCCGATGTCCTGAGATCAAACTTCCGGTAGATCATCTCGCACAAACTGTCATGAGTGCAGCCATCGAAGCTGAGGTCAGTCATTTGCCTCTCCTGCTGAGCTCGATGTGTCCGAAAGTGCGGCGGCTGCATGAAAGCGAAGTGCGTCAATCACCATCCGATGGTGCCGCTGGAAGTCTGGGCCATATTCCTCGTAGCCGCTGGAAACCATCTTTTGCAGGCCCACCTCATATTCATTGGCGAGGATCAGCATCGCGTCCGATTGTTCATTCGACATGGTTTGCACTGCTGGAGTTTGGGCAAGAGCGAGATGGTCAGCGATCCATTGCGCAGCCTTGTTGAGTTCGGCCGCCTCCTGATCGAAGTCGCCTTCTTCCATCAGGTCGTGGCTGTAATCAGCCAGCCAGTTCGATAGCCGCGCGCCCTCGGTCTCGGGAGATATCTGGCTCATCGGCACCCCCAGAGGAAACACGCGAACAGGATCGGAGGATATGTCCAAGAACAGAACTCGCCCCATGCGTCGATGATTTGCTTCTCGGTCATTGGTTCCATCCGGCATAGAGGCTGTAGAGCGACAGCGCGAGCGCGACGACAGCGAGAAGTGCGGCGGTTTGGTAGTGATTCATCTAACCTTCCTCGATAATGGTGACCTGCGTCCCGGCCATGCCGATACCGAACTTCAGTTGGACAATCGCGCCATCAGGGGCTTCCGCGACTTCATCAATTTGCTCCGGAGTTAGGCGGTCCCGATACGCCTCGATTGCCTCGAAACGTTCGTGCGGCTCAATGAAAACTGCTGCAATCATCGATCCCACCAATGCGCTGGAGTGATGTAAACGGGGCGCTGATCTTCCGGCAGCCACCAGAAGCGGGGGTCGGTTTCGGTGACAAGGTAATGCGGGCCGCTGGTGCGCGGCGGAATGTGTGGTTTTTGCACAGGCTCGGTCATTTGGTGTCCTTGAGAGCGTCAGCTAAAACCTGCCGCAGTTCGTTGCTTCGCTTGATCTGTTCCGGCGTCGGCGGATGGCAAACGTCACAGTGCCGCGAGCAGTACGGGCAATCCGGATCATCTTGTTCTAGGCAACAGCCATCAATGCAGGTTCCAGCTACTCGGCCTTCTCCGCCGCACTGCCAGCATTCGCCATCGTAGGTGTGATCGCTGTAATCTGTGTCGCTCATTTCGGCTCCTTTGGCTGGAGGGCGCGTACCGCCATTATTTTCTCTGGGATGCAGCCAAAATCATTGCACCATGGGTTCCCGCAAAGTTCGGAGCACGGCTCATCTGGTATTTCATCTGGCGTTCCAGGAATCGCCTCGACGATCTCAAGCAACTCCTTGATCCGCTCCTCGTAGGCCTTTTCGTTGGATTCGAGTTCGGCTATGCGGGCAGCTTGTTCGCGGAGTACCTTGCTAAGCGAATCAGCTAACAGCTCGTGGGCTTTCTCATTGCCCTCCAGTTCGGCTATGCGATATTTGAGGACAGAAATATCGTCGTAAGGCTGCTCCATTCCGCAGCTAGAGCAGGAAAGGCTGGCATCGCAGTAGCAACAAACAGGATCTTCCCGCGTGACCGGGTTGCTCGGGGTCGGAGTCATGCTTCTAATCCCCATTCACAAAGTTGCCGTACCTGTTCGGCAAAAGATGTCCCAGCGCGAATGGCACGGAGCCGTATCGCCGCGAACGTCTCGTCATCAAAGGCGACAACACACCGCTTCATATATTTCATGCCTATCCGGTTGAATTGTCATTGATGCAATAGATGTACATGGCTCGTAACGAAAAACCCGTTCGTTCTGTGACCGGCTTCGATCCGCAGAATGGACACGGCAAGGGGGTTTCAATCTTCCGGTAGAGCGTTTCGTCTTTCATGCTGTCCTCCGTGGTGTCAAAACATCACTATTTATGATCGCGTATGAGCCTTTTAATTTGCGTCTTGCTCAGGACGGTTGGAGGCTACCTTCAGTGAATGCCGGCGCGATCGATCAGATATCCAGGGTCAATGAAAATGATAATGATACGGAACTTCGTCTCATCGTTGCCTCCATGGTTGACGGGGAGACCATCTCCACCGTTACAAAATGTGCTACGGAATTCTTCATAATAGCTACCCAACGAACGTGATGAGCGGCAACCCGATCGCGCAGAACATACCGACTGCCGCGCCGATGATGAGAAGATCGGATAAGTTGATGGTGATCATCGAAATATCCAATCAATAACGACAGCCCAAAAGACAAGGCACACCAGGGCGTAGTCGTATGCGTGCAGTTCAAGTCGAATGCGTTTCATCGTGCCCTCATTTTGATTGCCAGCATGAATGGATCGATCCCGTAGCTCTTCCAGAATGCCAGCTCGTTCATCGTGTGTTGTTCAGTGTGATGCCGGTTGCACAATGGCAGCGCCCATGAATCGTTCGGCTTTTCACTCATTCCTGTGGGCAGCTTGCTATGCTCTGGCGCGCCAGTCCGAATATGGGCAGCCTCAACCGTCGTATCGTCACCGCAGATGCAGCACGGTTGCGACCGGATGAAATCCAGGTGGCGCTCGTCTCGCTGACGCGGCTCTCGTTGACGAAGCTCAGTCATGAAACACCACGTTATGGTTTGCGCCGAATGCATGGATGAGGTCGATTAGGCTCGTCATTTCCTCTTTCGATAGATCGGAGGACGAGCGCCCCAAGTTCACAAAGCCGCTGCCGTCCAAGTTCGGAACCATCCGCAGTTCACGCTTGAGCGCATCCAAGAAGATCAGTTTCCAATCATCGGCGGATAACTTGATGCCGTGCCAAGGAAGCTGCGTTGCAACTTCAGTAAGGGCCGCCCACATCAAATCGTTCTGTGGTATCGAACGCTTGGGAGCCTTGAAATCCACTCGCGTTCCTTCCGGGAGCTTCGCAGACCAACGGGCCGCGCGCTGGCGTATCTCGGGAGACACAAGAACAAGCGTTGCACGGGTCATGAAACCCCCCGATCATGTCGGCGCACTGCGGCCTGCACAGCATCATGGGCGAACCGCATTCCATTCTTTCGGACCATGCGCAGAGCGACCTGACGCCAGTTCCGCCAGATGCGATAAAGGCGAAGCGCTTCCTGGATATCGATACGCTCTCTCATGCCGCCTCCTTGTTGCGAAGGTCGGCCATCAATTCCTCGCACTGCAGGCGGAAGGTATCTTGCCAGTCTTCGGGGAGAACCTTGATGCGGTCGACGTTCCCGGTAAGCCAAAGCTTGAAGGCTTCGCGCGATACAGCAGCCTCCCGGCTTTCCCGCTGGAGTTTGGTATAGATTTCCTTGGCGTCCTTCTTGGGCAGCGTCGCGGGCTTCTCATCAGCTTCGAACTCGGCTTCCGAATAGAGGTATCCGTGGGTGTTGAGAAGCTTGAGAATGACACGATCCTTGGCGCGCTTCTCGGCCATCGCGTAGGGATAGGCGTTCTTGTTGTTCTTCGGAGCAGCCTCGCCGATTGACCATTCTTCACGGTCGCCGAGTTTGCCAAAGACACAGATAGCCACGACGCCCGCCGCGGAATCCGTCTCGACCATGGTGGGTTGCCCCCACGAGATGCCGGCAACCGCGCCAGCACGTTCCAGTGCCTTGTGCTTGATGCACCAGGAATTGCCGTGCACTTCCCAAATCTCGTCGCTGTCGATGGAGTGCTTCTCCATGAAGGCGAGAACCTCTTTGGATGGCTTGCCCATTACTTTCCTCCAACGTCGTCAAGAATGCGGGAGAGCTGATCGCGGACAATCTCGATTTCCTCGATGCATTTCGGGCGGGCGATCACCTCGCGGCCATCCGGGAAGCGGCTTAGTGTCTTCAATGCCTTCGTTGCAGAGAACAGGCCGACAAGCCGTTGTTCAACGGCGACTTCGGTTGAGTTCATTGGGTCGGACATGACATCTCCCGTTCTACGTTTCGCATCGTGATTTCGTATTCCAAATCCGTCTCTGGCGGCGGCGCGAAGAAGTTGGCCATCAGGGCCTCGATCCGCTCTTCTGGCGGCAGGTGCCTATGGGCCTGCCAGATGGCGAGGGCTTCGTTGGCGAGCTGTTGGCTGGACATCACACGGTCTCATGCTTGCGATAGTCGCGGGCGTGATCAAGTTCGAAGTCAGCGTTGTTGCGCTCCTCTTCGTCCTCACCGTCGCTGATCGCCCAGACCAGATCGGCAATAGCAGCGAGGCGGGTGTGGCCGTAACCACGAACGCGGCCTTCGTCCTCATCCTCGCGGTAGGCGCCGAACTCGCCGTTGGGGCAGAGGCCGGTGATCACGCGGCAGTCATTCGCGGGAAAGTAATGGGTGCGGCACTGTTCCATCTTCGCTCTCCTGATCTGTAATTAGTCCGGGGTGGCGGTTAGCCGTAGAAGCTTTCGATGTGTCGATCGTAAGCAGCCTCGCGGCAGTTCTCGCAGGTCCAACCTTCAAGCTCAGGGCAATACGGGATGCAGGTCGGTATTTCGTTGCGGGCGTACTTGTCTTTGGCGAGGTCAATCGGCTCGTCGCAGACATCGCAGAAAATTGTCGCCGCGCTTGCTACGTCAGATTTGGTCGTATCCATCACGCCACCTGCCGAGCAGCGTAGCGAGCGCGGGCCTCACTGAAGCGGCGGACAGCGGCCTTCGCGCCAACCTCGTTCGAATACCGGCCAACACACATCTCGCCGCGGCCCTTGTCGAACAACACAGCGAAGGGGCGGGCGGCGTCGTGCACGTAGCGGGTGCCGAGCGGTCCCTTGAGGGCTTCCTTGGTGTTTACAATCCTGAAGGCCATTTGCTTGCTCCCGTTCTGATGAGAGCAATCTAATCCAAGAAATTTGGAAGCGCAACAACTATTTTCAAAATAATTTGGAAATGCAGAATTAGCTAGCGCTAACCGTGGGTTGCGCTAGGCTTATGCAAGTGATTTGCGGGGGTATTGTCGTGACAGATGATAAAAGCTGGCGCAGACGGCACGCGATTCAGATCGTGGCCCAACTCCCGGAAGGGACGGATGACGCTTTGGCGGTCCTGGAACTGGCTCGGGAGCTTGTGGAGGGGTTTTTACAGGGCAATCAGGCTCGGGCGCCCTTAGCTGTTGTAGCCTTCCCAGCTTCGGCTAGTTCACGCTGAAGTTTGACCGGCAGGCCGCCCTCGTTCCCGAGGAACAGCCAATCCAACGTTAAGCCGGGGAACTTGCTGACTAAGAGGAATGCCACGTCCTTTGACAATGGCAGGCCACGCTCGAAATTGTTCCAGCGCTTTACCTCAATACCTATTCTGTGGGCGAAGGCGGTCTGATTCTCCCCAGAAACAACATGGCGCAGCGTTGCAAGTCGGCGCGCGACCTCGGCATTTTCGCTCGGGTTCGGGGTTTTTGCCATTCGCCGTACTTTTGAAGTAATCCAAATTTTTTTGCCACGAAAACTTCTTGGGCCTTGCATTTCCAAATTCCTTGGATATTGTGGGGAACATGGAAGAGCTTTCGACCACCTCTGAAGTGTTAGACGCCTTGGGCGGAAACGGCGCCGTCGCCGAGATCACGGGCAGCACCACCAAGGCTGTTTGGAATTGGCGAGGGTTCAATACCTTCCCCTCAAATACCTATGTCGCGATGACTGAAGCCCTTCTGGCAAAGGGCAAGACCGCCCCCGCGTCGCTGTGGGGCATGAAGATACCGGCTGAGGCCGCGTCATGACCAGACCTCCGATCATCGTTCCATTCCAGTTCGTCGGACCAGCCCCCGACGACGCGGCAGTCACTGATATTGCGCTCCCAAGCCTCCGGTCAGTGACTGCCGCAGCTATTCCCGAAGCCGGAATGTGCGGCTTTGCGTTCGACATCAACAGCATTCCAGACATGGTGAGGCGAGCATGACGTTTCGTGTTGGGCAGAAGGTGATTTGCGTTGATGATGGACCCGACCCGCGGTGCCCTAGCCGTGACTGGAAGAACGGCGACAAGCCAACGCTTGGATGGATTTACACAGTAATAGGCCATGATGAGCCGTTTCTCGATCGTCCATGCATCTTCATCAATGGCTACGAGCACTGGTCGTTTCTCGCCCGCCGCTTCCGTCCTCTTGTCAAACACAAGACCGACATATCCGAGTTGAAAGCCCTTCTCATCCCTGGCGCAAAGATTCGGGAGGACGCGTGATGCACTGGCGATCACACGGCGCTGGCCATAGCGAGGATATCCCTGACCCTCCGCTCGATATCGGCTGCGTCATCCGGGACGCTATCCTTGGGGGCATTACTGGAGTCGCGCTTGTTGTCAGTGTGTTCATTTTGATTTTTGTCGCCCTCTAAGTACCGAACTAAGTCCGCTGTTAGCGCAGCGAGCGAAATCCAAGTGTCCGTGTTGTCGTTGCAAGCTTCCTTCATGTGTAGATCAAACATCATGGAGGGTCCGAAAAGTGGACAAGTCATCCGGAGTAAAAAACGTGCGTACGGAAATTGCCATCGTCGCTGGTTCATTCGACGGAAATCGAAAGAGTTGGCTGGCTCGCGTATCCAGAAGAGTACCGACGGTGACTTACAGAACGGTGCGGAGTCTTTGGTATGGCGAGATTGATGATTCTGAGCATTGGGCCGCCAGAGACATACGGCGAGCTGCGGAAATTATCGAAGCGCGTCGAGAAGCATCCGCGTTGGCGGGTCAATACCAAAAAATTGCCGGAGGAATGCGTGCGCAGGATTCGGATTTTTACAGCGCGGACATTGATCGCCTGGAGCGTATCGCTCGCATCCTTGGCGCTTTGGATCGCCCCTGAATTGAAAGCGAAGTGAAATGACCGTCATGCCTCCCTCACCATTTTTGTGCTCTGCCGCCCTAACGGCAGAAACGCTGCCCGCCGATGCACCCGGCACCCCTCATCGCTCGGTGGGCAGCAATGATTCCGACAACCGCTTCGTTCTGGACGAAGCCAAGTTCATGTTCGATATCGGCTATGTCTCGCCAGCAGCGCGCCCTGAGAACTTCGCGGAGTATACCCGCTTGCTTGATGAGCTATGCGGAGACACCCCGGTATTCATTGCATCGCCGAGCCCGGAATTTCAGGCGGGTGAGATTGAGCCGCTGTTGCGGACGTTATTTCAGCGGAGCGCAGCATAACATGGCCAACCGATGGGGAAAATGGACACCCGTTCAAATTGAGCAGCTCAAGGAGCTTTACGCTGCCAAATTATCGGGTTCTGAAATAGCGGCAGAAATGAACTGCGGTTACACGCGCAACGCTATCATTGGAAAAATTCACCGGCTCGGGCTCCCGCTGAGAGGACAACGCAAGGCCGCACCGCGAGTTACAAAGCAGCCAGCTCGGACAGAAACCATTCGCATAGTCCGCGCCAACTCAAACAGCAACGCAATCAGGATCATCGAAAGCGCCACGCTTGAGTCCGCCAAGCTCCGCTGTGCCGAAGTAGAGCCGCGTAATCTGTCCCTGGTGGATCTCGGGTCCAACGAATGCCGGTACGCTTATGGCGACGGCCCGTTTCTTTTTTGCGGGCACAAGAAGATAGACGGATGCAGCTACTGTGGCCCGCATTTCGATCTAATCAGGAAATCCAACCGGACGATTGACGAGGCGGTTACCGAAGCCAGACGTCGGCGCATCCGTGGCATCAATTTTCGCCGGGATCTTTTGGAGGTCGCGCCATGAACCTCGACAACATCATCATAGACCGATCTCCGGCCCAAAAAGCAATCCTCGTAGACAAGCTTCGCGAGGAACTAAAGCCCATGGGATATTCGATAATCCTCACAACCTATCTGGCTGCATTGGCCTTTCAGGCAAAGCGGCTGAAGCGCATGGAGGAAGCGTGATGAAGATACCAGTCAGAGTGCTTCTCAAAGCCCGCAGGATGGACCTCCGCAAGGCTGATCCGAAATCACGCGATCGTATCCGGCAGAAGGTCAAGGTGCTGGAGATGGCTCGGCTGCTGAGCAGGAAGACGAGGGCCGCATGATAGCTCGGATCGCATACCTGACGACGCCCGGCCCTGACCGCTTTGTATTGAACATACAGCCGTTCGGCTCTGACGACATCCAGTCCTTTGAAATATCCAGGCACCATCTGGCCAATATTCTCATAGACGGGACTGCCTTGGCGCTACGGGAGACCAGTACAAACCGCGTTCCCCCACCACTAAACGAGGATGCACATGAGCGAGCCATCAACGGGGCATAATTCTGTAGCCAAGGAACAGCTCAGATCCATCATCGAGCGCGTCGAGCGGCTGAACGAACAGAAGAAGACAATTTCCGATGATATCGGCGATGTGTTCACGGAAGCCAAGAGCAGCGGTCTCGATGTGAAAGCGCTTCGGACGATCGTTCGCATGCGGGCGCAAGATGCTGGCAAGCGAGCAGAGCAGGAAGCCATCCTGGAGACCTACATGCATGCGATGGGGATGCTTGCTTGAAGCCGGCGGGCAACCCATGGATGAAGTTCTACCCGTCAGACTGGCGGGCAGACCCAGCTTTGCGTAGCTGTTCAATCGCAGCGCGCGGGCTCTGGGTTGAGATGCTATGCATCATGCACGAGTCTGATCCATATGGGTCGCTGCTTATCAATGCGTCGCGTGTGGACAAGAAGCGCTTAGCTACGTTAGCGGGCATTACGGAACGTGAGTGCACCTCGCTACTGCTCGAGCTTGAGGGTTTCGGCGTGTTCAGCCGGGACAGCGATGGTGTGGTCTATTCACGACGCATGCGCAGGGATCATGAGAAGGCGATTGAGGATAAGCGGAACGGCGGGAAGGGAGGTAACCCAAAGCTTAAGGGGGGGGTTAACCCAACCGATAATGGTGAGGTTAAAGCCCAGAAGCCACTGCCAAAAAAGAATTCAGAACCTATCGGTTCTGGCGCCGAGGCGCCTTCGGTTGATCCGTCGCAAGCGGAACGGGACTACTTCGCTCGAGGCAGGGATGTTCTAGGTAAAAGCGCAGGCGGGCAGCTTGCCAAGCTTCTGAAAGCCAACAGCGGAAACGTTTCGCTCTCGAGATCGACGCTCGAGCTAGCGGCCACGAAACACGACAAGGCCGCGTTCTTTGCTCGAGCAATCAGCCATCAATCGCAGGGGCCACCGGAAGGCAAGGGCGGGTTTACCTCAGTCTTGATGGACAAACACATGGAACGGAAAAATGGCACAATCGATAGCGAGCAGGAATTCTCAGAACATTGAAGCGCCGCGGCCCGATCTTGCCGCTTCTCGAGAACTTTCTGCAAGGCGCTCGTCGATGGTTGATGGGGGATTTCTACCGGAGCCAATTCCGAGTTCGGTCCGTCTCATGCTCGAGCGACGGCAGTACGCCGTAACGGCTGGATTGCAGGGGGCCTCGAAGTATGATCTCGAGGAACAGGTTGCGGCTCTGATGACAGGATTCCCGTCAATGCGTGGGCTGTCAAAGATCGAGGCCCAGGTATTAGTTAGGAAATATGCTGATGACCTCGATGGCGTCCCGCTTTGGGCGATAAAGGCTGCATGTGGAGACATCTCGAGGGGTGCGGTTGCAGATATGAATCCAGACTTCCCCCCGAGTGCTTCCCGTGTTCGCCAGCAGGCCGACGAGCATCTCGAGCGGCTCGAGCTGGAATCAAAGGATTTGCGGGCTGTTCTATCTGCCAAGATATTACCTCCCGAAAATCCCGAGCGGACGGCGAAGATAAAACTGGGTTTCCAAAAACTTCAACAACGCATGGGAAGCCGCCAATACGTTCTGCCGCCCGAACCTCCAAAGCCGCAATCACTCTCAAAGGAGCAGCTCGAGGCGCATTACGCCAGCCATAGTCTCGGGTTTCAAAAGAGAGAGCAATGATCCGCAACCCATCAGACGGCTCGGTACGTGAAAGATGCGGTTGTCCGGCATGCCAAAAGGACGGCATTCAACATATGGCTGCTTGTGCAGTTCATAACGGGCCGGCGCTGCATGAGGGTATTTGCACATGTGCTATGGGGCGGGGCGCTCCGGAGGACTTGGACCGCCTTGAAAGTACTAATCTGCCAGCCTCCGGCCTTCCGACCGGCAGCACCAAGCCTGAGAACATTGCCAAGCTCGAACGATCGCGGGAGTGGTTGCTTGATTATCACGCCGGGAAATTCAAAAAGGAAACCGAAAATGGCTAACGTATCCTGCACGATCGCGGTCAACGAAGTTGACGGGGTTTTGTCAATATCGGCGCAGATACCTGATAATGCCGAGCATACCATAGCGGCGGCTATAACCAAAGCCATGCTCAATGGCGGCAGGGTAATGATGAACAAACTTTTGCGCGACAATCAGGAAATTCAATTAGTCGCGATGAACTGAAGGAATCCTGAAATGCAAAACGGGGCATCAATGAGCACTAAGAACCCTCGCAAGATTGGCATCGCGGCGAGCAAGAAGGGGGTGAGGAATCCGGCCTATCCGTCGATCGAAATCCACGGATGTCCTACCGCAGAGCGCTTGCGGATGGCCGGTGACGACTTCACGCTTGGAGGTGAAGATCGTGGTGTAAAAACCTACGCCATGCGGGATAGCCCATTGGACCGCGCCTTCAAGAAGAAAATAATTTCCGGCGCCGAGCATTCTGCACTGCAGAAATACCGGCATCACTGGTATCATGCAGGACAGGCACCAACGATCAGTTCGCTCGATCTCGATCGGATATTCTCAGGAGGCCTTGGCGGCCCCGCTGGGATGCCCAAGAGCGAGGGGCAGGTATTCCACCGTCAATGCTGGAGAGCCGCTCAGCAGTGCCTCGGGCTTCGTTCTGCGGCCGTTGTAGATCTGTTCGTGTGTCGGGAGGAAAACCTGGAGCAATGCGGGCAGGCGATCGGATGGAACAGCAAGCCGCAGGCGATTGCGGGCGCGGCTGAGTTGGTCAAGGATGCTGGGTATCGGTTGGCCAAGCTGTGGGGGATCGGATGACTTGTTATTACACGAAAAAAGACTGCTATCGGATGGCCGAAAATCAGTTGGAAAAGGAAGAGGATAATGGCGAGAAGCCGAAAGAAACGGCGCAACAGCGCGCCGATAGAATTTGGAAGCTTGTGGAGTTAGCTTCGCGTGACACTTGGGTAGTGGGTCAGTTTGAAAAATGACCTCGAAATAAATCCCTTGGTTAATTCCAAGGACGGCCTGACCGGGACTCGCGCCGGACGGGAACCTGCGCCTAAGATCGCGCGGGGTGACACTAAATGGATACGTTCCTACCGCATCAGGTCAGTTACGACGTCGCTGGGCATATCCCTGTTTCCGTGGTTGCCGAAAGCCTCGTTGCCAACGGCAGCTTGGCGGTCGAGGCGGCGTACTTGCTGGAGGCTCTTATACCTGGATTGGTGGTTGAGCGCGCGGAAGTGTCCGTCCGGAGCGTTTCGCATGAATCCCCTCTTCAACAGGCGTTCATTGTTGCAGTCGTCGCCGCCTACCAAAAAGACATGGTGAGTGACGTGCCAAAAATTTTTACAGACCTAACCGGCCTAGAAGTCCCCGATAGATACCACACCATTCTCACGGTCGTGGTGCTGATGATTGCGGCCTACGGGATTAGTAAGGCGATTGAGCGGCTCTTTCCGGCAAAGAAAACGGATAAGATTGACGAGAACTTCCGAAACCTAACGATTGTTGCTGGCGATCTGATTCAATCACCACCCGGTGAAATCGAAGCGGCGATTAGAGGGCGGTTGGCTGATAAAAAACAACCAAAACTAACGAAAGCTATCCGCAACTTTTTCGCTCCCACCATTGGGAAAGAAGGTGCCTCAATAATCGGGGGTGGCTCTGAAATCAACTCTCCGGCATTGGCTCAAATTCCAAATTTCTCAACTGCGGAAGCGGAAAGCGAGCCAGACGCGTCAGAATCAGTGTTTGAGAATGATCAGCGAATTATTATTCACGCGATGGACAGAGACAGGGGCAAAGTTGGTTGGGCTGGTCACATCCCCGAACTATTCGAAGAACGCGTTCCCATGAAGCTTGATAAGACTATCGATCCAGAGGCCCTGTTCACAAAAACGGAAATTACGGGTGATGTTCTAATTGAATATGACGTAGCAGAAGATGGAAAGAAAACGCCGACTCAGTTCCATCTGCTCAGGCTGGGCGACACTCCAAAGCCGAAACGGAAGCGGGCCGCCGCCAGATAGCGTTTATTTGTTCTCCAGCAACCAAGCTTAATTTGGGCACGGGCCTGTCTGGTCAGCTTGTTCATACTGACACTTATGCTTGAGCGCTCAGGGAATGTCAACACCCCTATCAAAATGATAGGGCGGGGAGTCGGAGCCCCGCCCTATCGAAATCCACAGCCAGCTCCCGGAAAAAACTCTTACGCAGCCTCAGCTTCTTCTATGACCTGCCACTTCCCATCGGACTCTCCCAAACTCATCGCGCCGTCGATTGCATCTTCAAGATCGGCGATGCGATGTAGAACTTCTGTAAGTTTCCTATTTCCTCCAATCGTCTCCGCATAAAGCTTTCGAAGAACGGCGTCGGCGGCGCGGGGGATCGACAGTTTGTCCTGCTCCCAACGTCGCACAGTCTGTTCGGTAACATCTATGAGGCGAGCCAGAGTATTTTGCGACATACCGAGTTCATGGCGCAAAAACTTAATCTCGTCTCCTGCTAGCATTTTCCTTTCATTGATCAAAAAGCGACCGATGGTTTTATGCAAACCGTCTAAGTCGTGGATGATCACAGCGCGCTTTTTACCTTGACCTTCGGTGTATTCGAAGCCGCTCATCAAATAGACATTGTCGAGTCCGCTCTCCCTATATTGGTATGATCCTTTGATCGCCTTCATGGTGCCAACCCTTTCTTTAGATCACGGTGACCACGTCCAAATGCCTTTCTTTCACAGCCACCACGACTTGTACTCGCCTCCCGGCAACTTTGCGCCGTAACTTTACTCTCCAATCACCCCACTCGTCCTTTGTCGGTCCGCTTACGACACGACCATGTCTTTAGCGTATCGAGGACTTGTCGCATGGTGAGACGCCTCACTCTCAATCTTTCTTGAAAGTGTGGACTATCGAATCGCAGATTTTCCGAATCCTTTGCCAGCCAGTGGACCCGGTCCCGTAGGGCTGCTGCCGTAGGGACTGGTTCGCTAGCCGGTCGGGTTCGAAAAGGGACGACTCGTTGCTCATCCATGCACCTATCATTATGACAGGGTGCATTTTGATAGTCAACGATGAATGGGAGGTTAACGTTCCGTCTTCCAGCGGGCTGCGGCGGCTTTTTTTGCAATAGCCGAACGCTGTTTTGGGGTCAGGGAGGCGGCCCGCGCCGCCCCACCCTTCAAGCCACCCTTACGTCCCAAGGTGACGGCAGCTGGGTCCTTATCCGCGTCCGGATCGCGGTCTAGCTTCTGCCCCGTCGCAATGTCGATGATCGACTTGGCGAGCTGGTTGGGGTCTCGGGGCCGTTTTGGGTGCTTGTCGGTCATCCCCAGAATATGCGGTGTAAATCGACAACATTCCAGTCCGGACGGCTGCCACAATCAAACTGACCCACTACCGACACTTGACAGTAAAACCAAATCACCCCAGATTGGGCATTGTCGCAAGTGATTTGCGCAGATAGCCCGTCCGGAGAAATCCGCGGCGGGTTTTTCGTTGGATATACTTTGAGCACAATCCATGAATTGCAGCAGGTTCTTTGGTGTGACACCCCAAAGGGACTAGCGCTGATCAAGTTCATGGTTTGCGACGGGCCAGATAGTGATTTGCTCTGGGTGACCGCAATACAGGAAACTGGAGAATGCTGGACATTTTCCAACGAAGACATCAGATTCGCCAAGAACATCACGCTCGGTCGAAGGGCTGATGAAGGAAAGCCAAATGCCCGCGCTGTCAAACCCAAAGCATGAGCGGTTTGCTCAGGAACTCGCGAAGGGTAAATCAGCCGATGAGTCATATGCTTTAGCTGGCTTTAGTCCGAACCGTGGAAACGCCAGCGTATTAAAGCACAAGCAAAACATTTTAGAACGGGTATCTGAAATACTCGATGAACGCGAGTCCATTCACGCTCAGGCGACCGCTGATGCGATTAAATCGACTGCCCTTACCAAGACATGGGTAATTGAAACCCTCATGGAGAACGTCGCCAAGGCCATGCAGGCTAGGGCGATGACTAACGATGAGGGCGAGACAATCGGCGAATTCCAATACCAAGGCAGCGTTGCCAACAAGGCGTTGGAACTCCTTGGTAAGGAAATCGGGATGTTTGTTGATCGCTCCATCAATGAGAATGTGAATACCAATTATGTTGTCTCAGGCGAGCCCGTCGACAACGTTGAAGACTGGGAACGGGAGCACGCTCCGAAGCACTAAGCTTGCATGGTCGCCTCAGAAGGGACCGCAAACCGCGCTCATCAAATGCCCTGCTGATGAAATCTTCTACGGCGGGGCACGAGGCGGCGGCAAGACCGATGGGATGCTTGGCAAGTTCGCCATCAAGGCGGCAAGATACGGGGAACATTGCGTTGGGGTGTTCTTCCGCCGCACCCGTGAGGATCTGAAGGAGGCTATTGAGCGCTCAAGGCAGATTTACGGGCCGATTGGTGCGGTCTGGAGCGAGCAGAAGAAGTGGTGGACGTTCCCGAACAAAGCCCGGCTGAAGTTCGAATATCTCGACAAGGACTCGGACGCGGACAATTACCAGGGCCACAACTATACCGATGTCTTTTTCGAGGAGCTGACGCACTGGGCAGACCCGGCTCCGGTCAACAAGCTAAGGGCTACGCTTCGCTCTGCTACTGGAGTTCCCTGTCAGTTTCATGCGACGGGCAACCCAGGCGGGCCAGGTCATCAATGGGTAAAGGCTCGATATATTTCACCCTCTCCTGAGGGATGGTCGCTGATCTGGGAGGATTTCACCAATCCTTTCACAGGCGAAGTCGTCCGCAAGAACCGCGTATTCATTCCGTCGAAACTCAGTGATAACCGATATCTTGGCTCAAGCTATGTTGCGAATCTCTATCAGTCAGGTTCGAAGGAACTCGTCAAAGCTTGGTTAGCCGGCGACTGGGATGTGATCGAAGGCGCGTTCTTCGATTGCTGGGACGCTACCAAGCATGTCGTCAGGCCATTTGAAATACCTGAGGACTGGACGCGGTTCAGATCAGGGGATTGGGGATCGGCCAAGCCATTCTCGTTCGGATGGTGGGCTGTCGTAGGCGATAAGTATAGGCTTGAGAGCGGCCTTTGGCTTCCGCGTGGTTGTATCGTTCGTTACCGTGAGTGGTACGGGATGCAGCCGGGAAAACCAAATGTCGGGCTTAAGATGCATGCTGACAAGGTGGGCGAACATCTGGCCCTATTGGAAGCTTCCGATCCTAAGCTTGTTGGTGGTGTGCTGGATCCTGCGGCTTTCAGTGAGGATGGCGGTCCACCGCTATCGGAGCGGATCAACACTCCATTGATCAAGGCCAAACTGGTTCCGTTCAGGCCTGCGGACAACAAGCGCGTGCCAGGACGTGGCGCAATGGGCGGCTGGGATCAGGTCAGAGGTCGGCTTGAGGGTGACGACGATGGGCTGCCAATGATGGTGGTGTTCTCGACCTGCATTGATCTGATCAGGACATTACCGGCATTGCAGCATGATCCTCTGAAGTCTGAAGACGTAGACAGCGACATGGAAGACCACGCGCCGGACGAAACTCGCTACGCCTGCATGTCCCGCCCTTGGATTCGCAAGAAGCCTGAGAGCGAGAAACCAACGAACAACACCGGCTACAAGCGCACCGATAGCAGCGCGACAGAGAGCTTCAAGGTATATTGATGCAGCCCAATCTTGCCACATCCTCCAGCGAGCCGATGACAGGCGACAAATCGCCTGTGGTCGCAACGGATGGCGAGTATCTCTCGGTTGAGAAGCTCAAGCGGCAATATTACGATTATCTTGGGGCAAAGACGGATGAAGTAGAGGAAGCGCGTCAGTCCAGGCACTACTATCACGGCGACCAATGGACCGAGGCCGAGATTGCCGTTCTACAGCGCCGCAAGCAGCCTGTTGTCACCTCGAACCGGATCGAGCGCAAGATCAACGCGGTTGTCGGTATCGTCGAGAAGCTGCGGCAGGATCCGAAGGCATATGCTCGTACTCCAGAACACGAGCAGGGCGCCGACGTCGCCACTGCGGTTATGCGGTACTGTCTGGATGTCAACGACTGGAAGAGCAAGTCTACCCGTAATGCTCGGCTAGGCGGCATCGATGGCATTGCTGGCGTTGAATACGATCTTGAGACTGGAGATCATGGTGACCCTGACCTCGGGCTTCATATCGTCTACGCTGATACCTTCTTTTACGATCCGCGCAGTTTCGATGAAGGTTTTACCGATGCTCGATACATGGGAATTGCAAAATGGATTGACGTTGACCAAGCCAAGGAACTGATCCCCAGCAAGGCCGATGAAATCGACGATTTGATGGAAGAGGGGTCGGACATCACCTCTGCCGCCGATCAGGACCGGGAGCGTGTCTGGGTCAATACCAGCCTGAAGCGGCTTCGTCTGGTCGACCACTGGTATATCCACAAGGGCAAATGGTGCTGGACGCTCTACATCGGCAGCGTTGTCATGATGCAGGGCCAAAGCCCGTTCCATGACGAGAAGGGCAAGACCTTCCCGCGGTTTCGGATGTTCTCGGCGAATGTGGACCATGACGGGGATCGATACGGGTTCATTCGGAACCTGAAGTCAGCTCAAGACGAGATCAACATGCGGCGCTCAAAGGCGCTGCACCTACTCAACAGTCGTCGAGTGATTTCGGAAAAGGGTGCGGTCGATGACATAGAGATCGCCCGAAGGGAATGGGCGAAGTCAGACGGATGGGTTGAGACAAATCCCGGCCTGAAGATGGAGCCGGACGACAATAAGGCAATGGCTGACTTTAAGGGCCAGCTTGAAATGCTTCAGGAGAGCAAGAGCGAGATTGAGAACTTCGGCCCGAATCCTGCGTTGATCGGTCAGGGGCTGGAGGATTCGAGCGGACGGGCCATTGCGTTGCTTCAGCAAGCCGGCATGGCCGAGCTTGGTCCTTATCTATCGTCGTTCAAGAACTGGAAAATCCGTGTCTATCGCGATATCTGGAACATAATCACGGAACATTGGAAGGCAGAGCGCTGGATCAGGGTTACTGACGACCGGAACGTCGCGCAGTTCTTCCAGATCAACAAGCTTGAGGTAGGCCCGAACGGACAGCCTGCGATTGTCAATGCGATCGGTTCGATGGACGTTGACTTCATCATTGATGAGGGTCCGGACACGATTAACATGCAGGCCGATGCCGCAGCGACGCTTCAGGCGCTTGGACCGGCGTTTGCACAGCAGTTCCCGGAGATCGCGCTTGAACTATCTCCCATGGAGGCTGTGACCAAAACCAAGATGCTCAAGAAGATAGAGCAGGCCAAGGCACAGCCGCCACCTCCTGACCCGAAGGTGCTGGCCATGCAGGCGCAGCATCAGTTGGAACAGCAGAAGGCCATGGAGGATGCCAAGCGGCAGCAGGCAGAGTTTATAGCCGATCAGCAGCGTATGACCGAGAAGGCTGCATTTGACCGAAAGCAGGCGCAAGAGCAGATGGCCTTTGATTGGCACCTGAAGGAACAGGAGATCGCTGCCGAGATCGAACGCGACAGGCGCAAGGTAGCAGCTCAGATTGAAATCGAGCGCATCAAGACTGCCGCTAGTATCGAGGCAACGCGTGAGAAGGCAGATGTTGATGCCGAGGTTGCGCGCCAGAAGGCTGCGCAGAAGCCCGCGAAAGCCGAAGCCGAATAGAGATCGTTCGCCTGCACGATAAAGGGCAAGACTACCCGCAAGCCTGAGCGATATCAGGCACAACGTGATCGCACGAAACGCGAAAGGGTGAAGTATGCCGACAGAAGCCGTAGACACAGGAGTGAGTGACCAGGAACTGTTCGACCAGGCAAACGCGGACGATGCGCCGGCTGATGAAGCCGTTGTAGAGTCCACTGATGAGCCTGCAGAACAGGTAGAGCAACCACGCGATGACGCTGGCCGCTTTGCCAGTAAGGCTGAGAACGAGCCTAAACCGCCGGCTGCAGTCGAACCACCGGCACCCCCGCCGGTTGACGACAACGCAGCAATGGTTCCGTCGTGGCGTGTGCGGGAGATCAACGAGGAAAAGCGCGCTCTGGCTGCAGAGAATGAACGGCTAAAGGCCGAGAGTTCAAAGTGGCAGCAACCGCCTGCACCTCAGCCCGTGGCTCCAGCGCCGAAGGTTGAAAAGCCAGACCCGCTCCTGGACCCCGAAGGTTATGAGAAGTACCTCGAAACCAAGTTCGAGGAAAAGCTGCTCAACAACCAGCGGGAATCGTCACTCGCCAATGCTCACCGCGCTTACAAGACAGAGTTCGAAGAGGCCTATGCGGCTGCACAGAAGCAGGTCGATCCCGTCCTGCGGACCATGATGCAGAACTCCCGCGACCCCGGCGAAACCTTGATTAAGTGGCACCGTGAGCAGAAGACAAGGGCCGAAGTAGGCGACGACCCCAACGCATATTTCGACAAGCGCTTCGAGGCATATCTCGCGGACCCGGCCAACCAGGCCAAGGTTATCGAGCGCATTCGCGGCGGTGTTCAAACTCCAACCCCCGGCGCACCTCGACAGGCCGCACCGGTAAACCTCCCGCCATCGCTGACCCGAGCTACCAACGCATCTTCGGATGCTTCCGCTGATGACGATGACGTTTCGGACAACGCGCTCTGGCGGCATGCCAACGCTTAACACCCGCCGAAATCCTGATGACCAACCCGCCGCGATGGCGGGTTTTTTATTGGGCTGACGGCTTCAGCGGCATTTCCAAGAGGAAAGCCGGAAAGGACAAGCCGTCATGGCTCTCACCACCATCCAGACCAACAACAAGCTCATCAAGTTCACCAAGGGCGTTAACCGTGAGTGGGTTCGTGAAAACCTGTTCGCAGCATATATGGGCGAAGCCATCACCTCAATCATCCGCAAGCGCATGGAGCTGACTTCCGGCGGCGAGCAGATGAGCATCCCATTGGTGGCTCGTCTCAGCGCTACCGCGATCGGTTCCGGCACCTTGGCCGGCAACGAAGAGTCGATCGATAACTACGGCATGCGCTGCTGGGTCGATTGGCGTCGGAACGCGGTCAAAACCAACAAGGCCGAAAAGCAGAAGGACTCTGCTGCCATCTTTGACGTGGCCCGTCCGCTTCTTTCGGATTGGCTGAAGGAACTCACCCGCGATGAAATAATCGACGCGTTCTATGCGCTGGTGACAGAATCGGCGCCCGCTGGTCTCAACTCGTCCGCCGGTCAATCGGTCAACGGCATCCTGTTCGGCGACGCTACCGCTGCCCAGCGCAATACCTGGGTGGTGGACAACGTGGACCGTGTGCTGTTCGGCAAGCTGGTTTCGAACTACTCGGCAACCTTCGCTACCGCAACGGCGAATCTAGACACGACCGATGACAAATGCAACCGCGCCGCCATGCGCCTTGCCAAGCGTCGTGCGCGAGCGGCCAACCCGAAAATCCGACCGTATAAGGACACGGACGGAAAGGAATACTTCGTCGCCTTCCATGGCTCACGGACGTTCCGCGATCTCAAGACTGATCTGGAAACAATCAACAAGGACGCCCGGCCCCGTGAAGGGAGCGGAATGTCCAAGAACCCGATTTTCCAGGACGGCGATCTGCTCGACGATGGTGTGATCCATCGCGAGATTCCCGAGATCGATACCCGAGTGCCGACTTTCTACGACACGGCCGGCGCCTCTGGAACGACCGCGGTTCGTCCGGTCTGGCTATGCGGCCAGTCGGCGATGGTCATGGCCTATGGGCAGATGGCGAAGCCAACCCAGCTCGACAACACCGACTACGGCTTCAACCAAGGCGTCGGCATCGAGACGGCTTACGGCATCTCCAAGATGTTCAAGAAGACAACGGGCGGCCTGCTTAAGGAGTGGGGCATTTTCACCTGCTTCTTTGCAGCTGCGTCTGACTCTTAACCCCGGACATGAGGGCGGGGTAACTCCCGCCCTTTTCCCTCACATAGAAGGATTAAAACCATGTCCACATCGGGCATTGCCCGGAATGACGGTTCTCAGAACGTTCATTTCCTCGGCAAGGATATCACTTATGCAACGGTCGGGATCGGAACAGCCGATACAGTGAAGGTCGGCCGCGTTCCAGCTGGCTCCAGGTTGATGCCGACGCAAGTCCACATCACCACCGCTTTTAACGCTGCAACCACGAACGTTCTCACGGTAGGCCAGAATGCCTCTGCCAACACGGACATCGTTGCGGCTGGAGAACTGAACGAGGGGGCTACCGGTGCCACGATCGTTGGGACCGGCTGCGCGCTCACGTTCGCGAGCGATACCGACATCTATGTTCGGTATACCCAGACAGGAACGGCGGCCACTACAGGCGCCGCAACCATCCTCATCCCATACTTTCCACCGAACTGGTAAGGAAACATCATCATGACATCACTTGTTATGGACGGTGGAATTGATGGCTATGGCCAAGCAACTTCCACAGGCGCGGCTATTCTGGCGACGGGCACCACCGTGTTTACCGTTGCTGGTGGACCGATCTTGATCACGCATCTGGTTTCCTATGTGATCGTTGGTGGCGATTCCACGGCAGCAACGCTGCAATGGAGCGCTGACGGCACGGTCGGGGCGGCAACGACGTTTACGGCAGCCTCGGGGTCCTTGGCGAGCTTGGCGGCAGGCGGCATCGTTTACTGCAACTTTACCACCATCAACACGGCGCCCGTCATTACACAGACGGCTGGCGTTGCCTTGGCTGGCCCCACCACTTCGACAGGCGGCGGCATCTACGTTCCCGCCGGCATCATCACCTCGACGATTGGCTCTGGCCCCACGGTTACGGCGACCTATCAGCATTTCATGCGATGGATCCCGTTGGCCCGTGGCGTCACCGTCACCGCAGCATTCTAAGGAGATAGCACATGAGCGGCCCCTCGGCACGAAACAGCGGTACGCAGTCGGTTCAAATACTGCGAAAGCGCATTACCTACGTCAGCAACGGAACGACGGTTACGGTCGGGAAGCTCCCGGCTGGCGCCTCGGTGGTAGGCGGTGGTGTCCACGTCATCACAGCATTCAACGATTCGGGCACGGATACCCTGATTGTTGGGTTCATCGGATCGACGACCGATGACAACGCCTACGCGACGCTGCTCGACCTATCGGCGGTCGGCTATATCGTTCTGGATGAACTCGCTGCAACCACAAACATCCAGCAAACGGTCGATGCGACGGTAACCTGCGTCTATGCAGGCCAGAACAGCAACGCGACGGCAGGCATCGCCGACGTGATCGTCCTCTACGTATGCAACAACGACAACTGATCTGAGCGGGGTTTCGGCCCCGTTCTCTTTTCATAGAGGGCATCATGGCTACGCTGAAGATTCGGGAATTCTCAAGATTGGCGGATGTATATCCGGGCGGAACGGCTCCTGTGCAACAGGAGCCGGGGCTTGACCAAACAGCGTTCACATTTTCGACCACGACACAATCAGCAGCTTTCGCAGCCGGTACCAAATACATTCTGGTCAAGTCTGATGTGGCGTTCTGCTATGTGGTTGGCGCCAATCCAATTGCGACTTCAAACGCGATGGACGTTGCCGCTAATGAGTGGGTATTTATGGGGGTTTCCCCAGATCACAAGATCGCAGTCGTCACCGCATAACAGGAGCTTTTTACAATGGCGAAAATCACCTGGCTTGGAGAAGAAGACGAGGAGAATCCCGGCCCATCGTTCACGCGATGTTTCGACAGGAAGTTCCCCAAGGGAGAGCCGGTCGAAGTCACGGACAAGGACATCATTGCGCGTGCTCGCCGCAACCAATTCTTTGAGGTTTCCGGCGTTCCCGGCCGTCCTCCGAAGGCTGATCATGTCGAAGACCCGAACTGAAATCCAGTTCAAGGCGCTCGCCATTCTCACGGGTGGCGATATCGGGCAAGACCCGTCCGCCGAGGATGCGGTAGCAATTGACGGCTATATCGACAGCGAAGCCGCCGAGATCAACGCGGATGAAACAACCTACATCAGCGATGTAAACGCACTGGACGATCAACTGTTCATTCCGTTCAGCATGCTGGTTGCCAATGCGGCTTCAGACGAGTTCGGCGGAAAGTACGATGAGGCCAAGGCACTGCGGTTACGTAACCGCATCCGGGTTCTGACCGGTGCAACGCCGGGGTATGGCCCTCAAGTTGTGGAATACTTCTAGTGGCTAGAATTCCGTTTCCGCTGTCATCTTCACCGGGAGCAACGCCACAAGAGAGCGCCGGAAGGCTTATCAATTGCTATGCGGAGCCATTGGGAAAGGTAATCGAGTCCGACAAGAAAACCGCGCCGCCTCCCGTGGTCTGGCGCAAATGTCCGGGGCTGGCCCTGTTCGGCGCGTCAGGGGCGCAGACCGGTTTTCGTGGGGCTATCCTCGTTGATAACACGCTATACGCGGCGTGGTCCGGCAAGGTATCGCGGTTCGATTCGGCGGCCGTTGAAACGCTCCTTACCGGTGCGCTAACCGGAACGGAAAAGGTCTTTTGGGCAAGGAATAACAAGGCTACTCCAGACGTTGTGTGCGTGGCGCCGGGAACTGGTGCATTCACGGTCACCACTGCGGCCGTGTCCAGCTTTGCGGATACTGACGTTGGCGCTCCAAACAGCGTCGGGTTCATGGATGGCTATTTCATCTTCACGTCAGGAGACGGAACACTTCAGGCGTCTGGCTTGAACGATGTCACGATCAACACGCTCGACAAGACGAAGGCGCAATCGAAGCCCGGGGGGCTGACGCGAGGCCTGCCGTTCAATGGGCAGTATTATGCGCTTGGGCCGGCCTTCGGTGAGGTATATGCGAATACGGCTAATCCTACCGGGTTTCCGTTCACGCGGTCCTACGTGCTGCAGAGGGGCTTATTGAGCCCTTACGCGATTGCTGGTCATGAGGACGGCTTTGGATCGTCGCTGATCTGGGTTGCGGATGATAATTCTGTGGTGCAGGCCAATGGCACACCGAACCCGCTGAAGATATCGCCGCCCGATCTCGATCGGTTAATTGCTGTGGTCACGACCAAATCGACGATAGAGGCCTTCGTCGAAATTGCGCAGGGTCATCCGAAATTGGTTGTTAAATGCCCCGCATGGTGCTGGGAGTTTGATCTTGGTTCGCAAAAATGGAACGAGCGCAGAAGTTACCTGGTCGATACATGGCGCGCTGTTGCTAGTTGTCGCGCCTTCGGCAAGTGGATCGTGGGTGACGCTGCGCTAGGTCGGCTGCTTTACGTAAGCGACACGGCATATGACGAATACGGCTCTCCCCTCGCGTTTCATATTGAGAGTGGTCCGGTTCTTAGTTTCCCGCATCGGACTAGGGTGGCGAGAGCGGACTTTTTCTTCGTTACCGGAGTCGGAAATGCGCAAGGCTCCGACCCAACCGACACTGATCCAGAGGTTGGCATCTCATGGTCGGATGACGGAGGCTATACCTGGAGTAATGAAATAACCCGCAAACTTGGCCGGCAAGCTACGCCGCAGCGCGTAACCGTTTTCAGAACTGGAATGACGGGTGTTGAAGGCCGCCGTTGGCGACTGAGGGTTACTGCAAATGTTTATGTAGGTTTCATGGGCGGATCACAAAGCGCCACCCTTATGAGGGCTGACCCGAAATGAGCAAACCACTTCCGGGTCCGGATGTTCCGATGATCGACCCCAAAACAGGGTTCGTGACACAGACTTGGTATGAATATTTCCAATCTCGCAAGGGGCTGGCGAACTTGCCTGACGTTTCGACGACTGCGCCGACAAATGGTCAGGTGCTTATCTACAATTCGACAACTCAGCTCTGGACTCCGGGAGCCAATTGATGGGCCGTCGCTCTGACATCAAGCCGCTTCCGTCGCTGGAGCGGTTGAATGCGCTGCTCTCATATGACGAGAGCGCAGGCACTCTGACGTGGAAGATGCAGCCAGATACGTCGCGCTCCAACATCAACTTCAATAACAAATGCGGCGGCAAGATTGCTGGAACGGTTGGCGCTAAGGGTTATCTCATTATCGGTATTGGCAAGGTCTACTATCTTGCTCACCGCATCATCTGGAAAATGAAAACTGGCGTCGATCCGACCGACATCATTGATCACGAAGATACTGTCAGACTCAATAACCGATGGCTGAACCTTCGCGATGCGGCAAATGGCCCGAACATTCAGAATAGTAAAATTCGCAAGGATAATAAGAGCGGTGTCAAGGGAGTTTTCTGGGACCCGACGCATAAGGCATGGGTTGCCGCGATCGGGGTCAATGGAAAGCAGACACGTCTAGGGCGCTTTAAAGATATCAACCAAGCGAGCGAAGCACGCCGTATTGCATCTGAAAAGATGCACGGTCAGTTCGCCCGCCTAGCCTGATAGGAGGCTGTCATCGGGCTCTTCGATATTTTCAGCAACGACACGGCAGAGAAAGCCGCTGCCCAGCGCAATCAGGGTCTTCAGCAGGGCTATGACACGCTGTCTGGCCTCTATGGTCAAGGACGCGATGCGATCAACACGGGTGCTGCTACGGCGACAGGTTACTATCAGCCGCTGATAGACAAGTACGGATCGGGTTCGAATGCCTATGGAGATGCGAGCGGAGCCAATGGTGCGGAAGGTCTTCAAAGGGCGACAGACACTTACAAGAACTCTGGTCAATACGGTAGCTATGGTGTCGGCCTTAGTGAGGGACTTCAGGCACTCCAGCGCACGCATGCCGCGGCAGGTAACCTAAGCAGTGGCAATGCCGATACCGATTCCATCAAGTATGCGCAGGACCAGGCAAGCAAGTCATATAACAGCTATCTATCCGGGCTTCAGCCGTATCTTGGTGCCGAGCAGGGCGCAGTGAGTGGGGCAGCGGGTGTTGCCACAGGGCAGGCCGGCGCGCTCAACCAGTCCTATCAGGGCCAGGGCAATGCCGCGAACGCCAATTACACGGGACAGGGCGCATCGACAGCGGCAGCCACGATGAACGACTATAACATTTCAAAGAACACGTGGGATGCGATCGGCAAGGGCGCCAGCTTGTTCTCGGCGTTTATCTGATGGCAGATATTGACCAAATCCTTGCGGGTGGTTCTGGCGCAGGTTCGCGTTACGACTTCTCTACATTCGGCGATCCTGTAAAGGCTTATTACGACGCCAACAAGATGCGCGCCGAAAAGGATTTGCGTGAATCTTTCAAAGGTGGTGTTACAACGCTTCCTGACGGATCGATCGACTACGCTTCGATGCAGCGCACGCTGTACCAGAAAGGCGCTCTAGACCAAGGTAATGCGCTTTCAGGTATTTCGGCGCGTGCTGGGGAACTGGAGGCGTTGCGGGGGGCAGACAGCGCACAGCCGACTGTAGGACCATCGACCTCGCGCAATACCGTAATGCCGGACCCCGGCAAGCGGATGGATGCCCAGCCCTCTCAAGCGGCTTCAGCTGCCGAGCAGCCCACCGTCATGAAAATTCTTGCGGCGCAGGGCATTCCCAACAGCGAACTGGAAAGGGCTTCGGCGTCCGTAGCTCGTCAGTTGGGAGTGGACCCGACCGCGCCGCTCAATCTGCAGGATCCGCAAGTTAGGAACGTGCTGGCGCCAGCCGTTGCCCAGATCAAGCGCATGGGGCTCGGTCAGGTACAGCCGCCGCAGCCGGGCGATAATCCGCCTCAAGGTGCCCCGCAAGCGCCGGTTATGGCGCAAGCACAGGCACAGGGATTCCAGCCCCCGCCGAATGTGGTAGCTGCCCAGAACGATCCGATACTTAAACGGCTGACATTGCTCACGGCCAGTCAGGACAAGAACATCGCTGCAGCGGCGAAGGTCCGCCTGGAATCATATCTGAAGAACCAGGAATCCACTGGTCCGATGAAGGAGTATCAAAAGGCTACCAGCCAGGGCTTTAAAGGAACATTCGAGGACTGGCAGAACCGCGGTGATGAAAACACCACCGAGCGCGATATCCTGACCAAGAGCTTGTTGCCAAAGATCGACAAATCTCAGGAGGCTGCTACCGCAGCGAAGGACGACATCAGCGCTATCCATCGTGCCCGTGAGGAGCTGGACCAGAGCGGTGGCGTTTTTGCTGGTCAGTTCGCCGATAAAATGAAGTTTGCGGCAAAGGTTGGTGCGTTCTTTGGTATTCCTGACGACGGCAAGATCAAGAATACTGAGGCCTATGGAGCTGCAATCGGTTCCCGCGTGGCATCCATGGTCAAGGCATTCGGTAGTGGAACCGCTATCTCGGACGGCGACCGCAGGTTTGCGTCGGCTATGGCGGGCGGCGAAATTAACCTCGATGAAAAATCAATGCGTCGCATTCTTGATATCGGCGAGCAGGCTGCACGCGGCAAGATTGGCCAGCACAATACTCTTACCGATAAGATCGTTGGAGCCAACAAGGCGCTGAAGGACGCCCGCGACACGTACATCGTAGAAGCGCCGGGGGCATACAAGAAGCCCGCGACGGCCAAGACTGCTGCTACGCAGTCGGTTGCCTCCAAGGCGGATTACGACAAATTGCCCACAGGCTCAGTATTCACCGGACCGGACGGGAAGCAATGGCGGAAACAGTAAATCCCGCCGATTGGGGTGCGGCGCCAGTAGATGGGCCTGCGAGCTGGGGCGCCGTACCCGCAGACCAGCCGTCCGCGACTACCACATCTCCAGCGCAACAGCTTCTGATCGGGTTTCAGAATGCTGGCGTTGCCGCAGGGCAGCGGACTAGCCCACATACATCGGCGCATGAACCCAATCTGGTCTCTGCCGACGTCCACGAAAATGATGCCGGTGAGGCCATGTATATCGACCCTCAGACCGGGGGGCTGAAACCTACCGACAGCAAGAAACACGTCATCTTGCGGGATCCGAACGACAATAGGTTGAAGGTCTACAATCGGACTGAGGACACCAACGAGGGCATCCTTTCCTCGCTTGGGCGTATTGTCGGAATGGGTGCGGTCAACAATCCGATGTCGGTTGCCAAGACGGTGCCAGCGGCCATCAGTGCGGCCGAGCGCATAGGCGTAGACGTTCCCAAGGCTATCATGACCGATAGCCCGATCACGGCCTTTACGGGGCAGGTTGCGGCACGAGCGCCCGGCGGCGGTCCGTTAATGAAGGCCATCGACGAGTCGCGCGAAAGCCTCAGAGGGTCCGTTTCTACCGCGGCAAACAAGGCTGGCGGGGTGGTTGACCCAGCTATGGCCGGCGACAATTACGCCAGCGCGATCGAGACCTCGTTCAAGCCAACGGTAAAATCTGGTGTCAGTGCTGCCTATGAGAATGTGGCTGCGCTGATGGACAAGGGCAAGACGACGCCGCTATCAAATACCCAAAATGCTGTTGCCGATATTCTGGGGAGTCGCGGGGAATCCGCGATCGATGGACTTGGGAAAGCCGTTGATACAGTTGCCGAAGGCATCAAGCGACCCGGCGGCATGACCTTTGATGGGATCAAGGGTCTGCGGACGCATCTGGGGGAAATGCTGGATAGCGGCGTATTCCCGGAGGGGATGTCCCAAGGTGAGTTGCGCCGGCTCTACGGGGCATTGTCGGAGGACCTGAAAGCTGCCGCGATGGATAGCGGCGGTCCGCGGGGCGTAGCTGCACTGGAGCGGGCGAATGAACTCAACAAGCAGGTTGTGGAATGGAAGGAAGGCATCAAGAAGGTTCTGGGCCCTGATAGCCGGAGCGGCGAGGGGGTCTCTGGTGCTATCATCCGCATGGCAAGCAAGGGATCCAGCGCCGATCTAGAAACGCTTGCCAAGGCTCGCTCAGCGGTTCCGAAGGAAGTCTGGCAGGATATCGCGTCAACCGCGATCAGCCGTCTCGGTACGTCACGCAACGGCGAGTGGACCCCTGCTGCGTTCGCTACCGACTTCCGCAATCTGTCAGACCGGGGGAAGGCGCTGCTATTTCGGTCCGTTGGCTCGGGCGATGTTTTGCCGTTCCTCAATGACATCGCCGAAGTGAGCCAGAAATTCGTTGACCGTGGGAAACTCGCAAATACATCCGGGACGGCCGGACATAATGCACTCTATGCGACTGGCGGCGCCATTGCTGCCGGTATCGCGCATGGATCGATGATCGAACCATTGACCGCCATCGGGAGCATCGCAGGCATAAACGGCATTTCCCGTCTCCTCGCACGTCCAGCTACCGCGTCGTCCGTAGCCCGTTGGTCGCGCGTCTATGACAAGTTCGCGGTTTCTCCAAGTCCAGCATCCAGGGTCGCCTTGGAGACCGCCAGCAGGAATCTCTCCAACACGGCTTCGTCGAGCGGTTTGAAACTTGATCCGTCTGAACTGATGCGAGCGATACAGGCACCAGCCGGCGCCCGCGCCGAAGACCAGTAAAGCGTTCCACGGCCACCAGGCCAGTAGCATCACGCTAACGAAGTAGATCAACAGCGCCATATGGGGCGCTTTTTCTTTGAGGTATTCATGGCTGGCACTATTCCAGGGTTCAGTCTTGCCCAACAGCAGGACAGCGATGGCACTCCGCTGGTTGGTGGAAAACTATACACGATCCAGGCCGGAACCACCAGCACGCCTCAGAACGGGTATCAGGACAGTGCGCTTACCATCCCGCTGTCAAATCCCATTATTTGCGATGCCTATGGGCGCCTTCCCCAGATTTTCCTTGCTGACGGCAATATCAAGCTCCGACTTACCAAATCGAACGGCACGCAGGTATTTGCGGCTGACGGCATTCTGGTTGTCGGAGCTTCGTCAGGTGGTGGTGGCGGCTCTCCGGTAGACGCTACTACAGTCTTCTCGACTGGCGATCTCAAGGCCCGATACGGGACTGGCGCCCTTTCTGGTTTTGTCCGCTCCAATGGCCGAACGATAGGCTCTGCGACCTCTGGAGCTACGGAAAGAGCGAATGCCGACTGCCAAACACTGTTTGAATATCTGTGGACCGAAGACACCAATCTAACCGTCTCAACCGGGCGTGGCGCATCGGCTGCGGCGGATTGGTCGGCAAACAAGACAATCGCTCTCCCTGATTGGAGAGGTCGCGCTCTTGCCTTCCTCGATGACATGGGAAGTAGCGCGGCGGGGCGGTTAACGGCGACATATTTCGGTACTGCGGCAACGGCGCTTGGTGCTGCGGGTGGGCTAGAGAGCAACAATGTCATTCTAACGCACACTCACGCGATTACCGATCCAACCCATGCACACGTTGCAGGCCCTAGTGATCGATACGTTGGTACCGCTGCTGGTGATCACGTAGGCGGCGGCGTTAGTTCTCCTAACGGAAGTGCTCAAATGAGCACCTTCAATACCAATGCAAGCGCGACTGGCATCACAATCAACAATGCCGGCAGCGCCTCTGCTCATAACATCGTTCCGCCGACGATGCTCGCAACAATATATTTAAAGTTGTGAGGGCCTGAAATGTATACGGGCCAAGTCGATGTCATCAGCAACAAGGCGACATGGCGCAGCCAGGTCTATGACGTGGTTGACGAGGATGACGACACCACAACGGACCTAACGGCTATCGTCGCTCTCGATATCGTCGTTACGATAAGGGGAATCACCGGGTCAGTGCAGGACTACGGGACAACACCTCCGACCAATGCCCTTGCAACGGCCAGCATCGCTAACGGCAAGGTTACCGTTCCAGGCCCCGGCTTCCAATGGCAATTCGAGGATACGGACCTGTCTGTCCTGTGCGCCGGCACCTATCGCCTTGGCGCCAAGGTGACGATGGACGGATTCATCGTCGACCTGATTATCGGGGATCTTACAGTGCTTGAGGGAAACTGAAATGAGCTTCAAGCTTAAAACTCGCACAATGTTTCCGGCTCAGGTCGAAGTCACTAGCCCGATCACGCTCACTAAGGTGGGAGCTGTTTATACCTTCGGGTTTGATACCGATGCGCTTTCGTTTGACGCTACGCTGGAGGCACTTGCTGCTCTCGATTCTACTGCCGGGCTTCTTACGCAAACAGCAGCAGATACGTTCACCAAGCGAACTCTGACCGGCACCGCCGCCGAAATCACCGTAACAAATGGCGATGGTGTTTCGGGAGCCCCAACCTTTTCGCTCCCAACGGCTCTGACCTTTACCAGCAAGACGGTGACGGGCGGAACATTCACGAATCCGACAATCAACGTTGCCGATAACGTTTTCTCCATTCAGGACAATGGAGATGCGACCAAGCAGCTTAGATTCCAGGTCTCTGGTATCACTACTGGCACCATCCGAACGCTAACGATGTTCGATGGAGACGATACGATCGCGGGTGTCGGGGCCGGTCAGACGCTTACCAACAAAACGATCAATCTAACCTCCAACACGTTGACCGGGACCGTTGCACAATTCAACACGGCGCTTTCAGATGGAGATCTTGCCACCCTTGCTGGCGCAGAGTCGCTCTCCAATAAAACGCTGGTTACGCCTATCCTGGGAACGCCGACGTCCGGCACTCTGACGAATTGCACCATTCCAGTTGGTCAGATAACTGGATTTGGCGCTGGCGCCGCCACGTTCCTCGCAACGCCTTCCTCTGCGAACCTCCTCGCATTCTTGACGGATGAAACGGGTACGGGCGCGGCGGTCTTTGCGACCACGCCGACTATTACGACCCCGAACATTGTTGGCACTACCGCAGTAGGAAATGCCAGCGCGGGTAGCGTTGGCGAATTTCCTTCTTCGATTATTGCGAGTGGGTCTGCCGTCTCACTGGTGAACGCCACGGGAAAAGACCTCACCAGCATTTCCCTGACGGCTGGGGATTGGGACGTTTGGGCAACGTTCAACTTCATTCCCGCAGGGACCACAAACATCACGCAATTGATCGGGAGCATCAGTTTAACGACCAATACACCCAGCCTTCTCGGCGATCGATGCGGATTCACTACTTACGGTTCGGGTGGAGTTGTTCCAGGGGTCATTAATTGCGGCTGCCCCTTGGTCCAAACAAGGATCAACGTATCGAGCACTACAACAGTTTTTGCCGTCGCTCAGGCGTCATTTACTGTTGCTGGTTTGACCGTGTGGGGATCGATTCAGGCAAGACGGGTTCGCTAAGGGCGCGGCTGGTCGGTCGGTGGGTCAATGTCACTGGACTCGTTGTATCTCTCTTTCTTGAAGAGATGAGCGAAGACGAGCCGCACGACAACGTACATGCCGGCAAGAACGACAATCGTCCAAAGAATGTAATCCATTTAGCGTTCTCCAGCCGCCCCGAGACTTAAGACTACCACCACAACCCCAACGAGAACACCCCTGAAATCGGAGAATTTGCCATGACGTGGCGACTTGCACACGCCCTCGAAACCCTGCGTTCTCAGGTGAACGCCAAGTGGCCGAACCGGAGTAAGGACAGCGATGGCAGCATAGGTGATGAAGGTCACTCGGCCCGGACCTCGGATCACAACCCGGATGACCATGGCGTGGTACGGGCAATCGACATCACCCACGATCCGAAGGGCGGCTTTGATTCCTATGCCTTTGCCGACATGCTCCTGAAAAATCAGGACCGCCGGATGAAGTATGTCATCTCGAACCGTAGGATAGGCTCAGGCCCAGCAGGACAGTCGCCGGGCCAGTGGCGCAAGTATACCGGCACCAACCCGCACGATCATCATTGCCACATCAGCGCGGTCCCTGACGCCCGTGGGGACGATACCAGCGCCTGGGACATCGGAGGTTATCAGATCGGGCCCGCCGTCGAGCCCTATGTGCCGCCGCCCAAACCGCTCCGCACAGGAT